ACTGCACTAGCGTTGTTTTTGGAAGCGTGAAGGATACGGCCTGTACCCCCGTCAATCTCAGCAATAACAAACTCGTCACCACCATCGGCAGCAACATCCACCCCCAGACGGATGACACCCGGTTCCGATTGTATTTTGGTTGCCTCCTCAATCCAGTCCACGGGAATAACTGCGCTGGAAGTTGTACGAGGGAACCGTGCATACACTCTGGCCTGCACGAAAGGGGAGTCGTTACCAAACGTGCGGGTTACTTCATCCACCCACGCCGGGTCAACAAGGTTCTTAGACCACGGGCCTATCTTCTCCCCAGTGAAGTTCGGTGTGTCACGGGCCGCGATAGGAATAACGTTATACAAGTCGTTCCCGCAAGCCCTCTCAAACCACGAACCCATGTTGTCCGTCGGCGGGTTACCCAACAACAACAACCGGGTGTGTCCACCTGTCATCAACGCCTCAAGTGACTGCCCAATCGTATCCGATACGCCTCCCGCCTCATCCACCACAATAAGAAGATTCTCCGAGTGGATACCCTGAACAGCAGACTCATTATGGTCGGCAGGGGAAAAACCGTCAGCAACAATAATAGAATCTATTTTCCATTCCGTTGTCAGTACTTCACCCGGCAAATTATGTTCATTCACAATCCGTCTAATGTGCGGCCACAAAATACCCTTCACCTGCCGGAAAGTCGTAGCGGTAGTGACTACCCTGACAGTGTTCGGGTCATGGACTGCCACCCACCATGCGATAGCGCGAGCAGCAATATGAGATTTACCCGGAGCGTGGCAAGCCGGGACAGCAGTACGCCGGTTATCCCTCAACGACTCAAGGATCTCCACCTGTTTCGACCACACCTGCTCATTGAGTGCCCCGGTAACGAAACCCACAGGGTCAGCACGGTACTGCCCCCACGGATTGTTGATCTCATTCTCCATAGCGAGAAGCAACATCACCCGTTCCGGTTGAGTTAAACCCTTAAACACCCGGTTACGTTCGTCTTCCTTAGCAGTCAGGATCTCTTCAACCAAAGACATTACGACTCTTTCTTACCACCCCTATGGGCCAACAACTGACCGACCTTCTCCTCCAGTTCATCCATAGACACCTGAACAGCCACCGGGCCACCGTCTGCACCCGTATGCTCCAGCCTGTCACTACGACCCCAACGCTTAGGGTAAGACCTCTCCAGATACCACGCTGCGGCCTGCCACGTCCCGTCAACAGCCGCCTTCTGAATCAAACCAACATTCCGCATTTCAGCCTGTGCACGGGCCTTTTCTACTACCTCAACGAAATCAACGTACATGGTTTCTTTCGGGTCAGGTTCTTCACCGTCAAGAATACGGGAACGTTCAGCGTTTCCCCTATTCAGCCACTTATACATCCCTTGCGGGGTTATCCCTGCGTAACGTGCCGCTGTCTCAATGTAGTTCCCCTGAGTGAGTGCCTCTACGATTCTGGATTGTCTTTCCGGGTTTAGTTTGCTTTTAGCCATAGGTTAATGCTACACGATGGGGTCACGTGACGATTCGATCCATTGTGGGAGTTTGTTGGCGTGTTGTTTCGCCCAATGAATTGTTTCGGTTATTCCTTCGCGTAGTCCGGTTTTGGGGACGGTGAGTCCTAACCGTTTTTGTTTAGTGGTGTCTGCCCACGTGTGGGATACGTCCCCTGTTGCTTTGCTGCCGTATTGAATACGGGTGCGTGTTGTTATTTGTTGTGTGATAGTTGACAGTATTTCTGTGAGCGTGTGCGGGTTCCCTCCTCCTATGTTGACGGTTGTTGTTCCGGTGGATGGGATGAGGTTAGACATTTCGTGTACTGCCCGTGAAACGTCTGTGATGTAGGTGACGTCGCGGGTTTGTGTTTCCCTCCCAGTAACGAGTATGTCTTCGTTGTTCATTGTGTTGTTTATCCACCGCAGTATCGCCATGTCTGGGCGTCCCCACGGGCCGTACACTGTGAAGAATCTCAGCCCGACACTTCGTAGGCTGTGTGTGTGTTGGAGTTGTTTAGCGAACAGTTCGGCTGTGATTTTTGTGGCCGCGTACAGGCTTTCGGGGTTGTTTGTTGGGATGTCTTCTGACAGTGGCCCTCCTGTTTCCCCGTAGACGCTTGATGAGGAGGCGTACATGACGGGTATTCCTTTTAGGGCTGATTCGTTCATGACGTTCCATGTCGCACGAATGTTGTCGCGGAAGTACGCTTCGGGGTTTATGAATCCGTACCTGACACCCGGTTGAGCGGCAAGGTGGATTACTAGGCTTGGTTGTGTTTCTTTGATGAGTTCCCTCACAGTGTCAGGGTTAGCGAGGTCGCATTCTTTCAATTCTGTGTCCGGGCATAAGTCTTTGAAACGGTTGAGTTTCATTTCACGGGAGTAGTAAGAGGAGAGCGAGTCGCAACCAACAACTTCTCGCCCTCCCCCCAATAGTTCAGCCGTGACGTGTGCCCCAATGAAACCGGCGGCTCCAGTCACAAGGACTGTCACGCATACGGCCCAGATGACATGGAACCAGCAAACATTAATCCTTGACCGGCAGGTATTGAAGGATTCTCACCGTCACCTAAACGGCCTTCCCGTAACGCTCTGGCTCGCTCATAGTATTCGTCAGGTAGATCGTCGGGAGTGTTGACAAGTTGTTGCCCTACGTCAAAGAAATGCTCGAAGCCCCGACCCATTCTTTTGCCTTGGTGCGTGTGCTTATCCAAAGCGAAGTCCGGGATTTCACGGTAGTCAATGTGATCGCTGTAAGCCCACATTTTTGCGTGGTCACAGATCCTTGATTTTTTCGCTCGAACCAGAAGGAGAACCGCGTGAACGAGAAACATTCTTTCCGGGTTGCGCTCATCTTTCTTTTTCTTAGTTTCCATCCATGTCTCGTACAGGGCACGGATAGTAGCCGGTAAGTGTGGTTCTGCTAACCCAACGTCTTCGCTCGTAATCATGTTGAGTCTTTTCCAGACGTATTGGTCGTAACCCGACCTGTCCAGTTCGGCGGCCCAGTAGAGTGCGTCTTCCTCTAGCCCTCTGCGGATGCTTTTTTGTAGTGCCGACGCTACTTCGTGGAATGAGTATCCTCTTTGCGTTGGTGGCATTTGATTCGGTGTTCCCATTTTGTTGCCCCTTTTCGTTGTTTGGTTTTACTATCTAATCCTAACGTACTTTGCCTTCCCCGTCTTGTTATTAGAACGGAAGTTGCAAGGTTCTTTGCTCCTCATGTTTTCTCTTGGCTACATGCGTGTCCTTTTTCTTTTGGATTGCCTCACCAAAGTATTTAAGTAACACTGTGGTTGACTCTCTCTCAACACTCATATTCCGATAATCGGACTGACCGCCGTTCCCTCTAAACGTATCTTTCTGGTCAAACGTATACCTAAGATCCTTAACAATCTTTCTATGATGGTAAGCATTAAGGCAAGAGATCCAATAATCATCCGTAGTACGCAACTCAGGATTCCAATACAACTTAGACCCCGCAAGGATCCCAGTTGAATGCCCCGGAACATAACCCGTGAACTTATACGGATCCATCGGATGACTTAACTCAGGACGAACAATATGGTTGAAGCCAAACAAGAACGCCCCCACCTGTTGAGTGATCCAAGCAGTACGCTGAACAATCTCGTAAGTCTCATCCGCAGTAAAGTTTTGTGGATTCCCAGCGGGTGCTTGCAAGTTCCTTAAATGAGAAACATCATCGTCAATCATAAAAACAGATCCGAAATGCTCATAAATCCATTGACGTTTCGAGTGCAGCCCAACAACATCGTCAGGATGAATAACTAATTCCACCTCTGGATTGTGTTCAACGTAAGCAGCCTGTTGATTTTCTGCCACACACAAAATCAGGTTGCTTATCGCATTCTTGGCAATAACCTTGTCGGGCCTTTTGTGGGACGGGCAAACAACCTTGACTACTTCCATAAGCCCTGCAACCTCTCAGCACTAACAACATGTGTAGTTGCCACCTTCGGGCTTTTGTACGACTGCTCCGGCCTCAACTGGAACTTCTCCCTAATCCATGTGCAATCAAGTTCATTTTCCGCAACAATAATCACATAGTCGTATTTCTCCCCTGTACGAGCAACAATAGGAAAAATAGGCGGCTCAGCCTCCTGCGTTACCTTAAGTTGATCCAGTAACTTATCCAAAGCAGACTGATCGTACCCCGGAACAGGCCCTGCCTCCTTGAGTAATTCAGCCAACAACGTGTCATCCCATTGGGCTGTGTCACCGACAGAGTTATCCGCTAAGGATCTCCGTAACGCTTTCGGGTCGTCATCGTCAACATAAAACACTTGAACATGACTCCAGCCCAAAGCCTGAGCAGCCATATACAAGTGGTTACCCGCAATTATTTTTTTGTTGGATCTCTGCACGACTACGGGTCTGTGTTGTCCAAACTCAGATAAACTCTCAACAATCGCGGCAACGTTACCCTTACGGGCGTTACGTTCATCTATAACAAGATCTTTTAACGCAACGCTTTCTACTTTCATTCCTTCAATTTTTTCCATCGGTTCTTCTCCTAGTTCGGAACAAACTCCAGCCCACAATCCGGGCAGGTCACAACCTTCACAAAAGGATCATTCGGTGGTTCAGGATCTAACGGTGGTACGAGAGTGCTGAACCCCCAGTCACCTATATCGAACCCGACAGAATCTAACTCCAGCAACTGATCGGCAAGGAGTTTGTCATCCCACTCGGCAAGTTCAGACGTTCGATTATCAGCCAAGGAATAAGCCCTAGCCTCATCCGAACTCCACGCATCCGGTGCACGGACTATCTCTATCTCATCCCAGTCTAGTTCCTTAGCCGCCTGCAACGTGCCGTTACCGGCAATTACTATTCCCTGCCAAACCACTAACGGGCGTTGTTGACCGAACACGTCAAGGCTTCCCCTAATCGCCTCAATGTTTCTTTCAGAGTGCTTACGGGCGTTTACCGGGTCATGCTTCAGGCTCTTGACTTTCACCCTTTCCAGTTTCACTCTGCACTCTTGCCCGACTCTGTAATGCGTTTAACCGTGTTCGGTGTTACACCTGTTTCTTTCCCAATCGCGTACATGCTCCAGCCGCGACCCATCATGGACAAGACTCGTTCTTTGCGGTCGGTTGCTAGTTTGTTGTTGCGGTCAAGATTCTTAATA